CGACTTGCGCTTCAACCGTGCCGCATCGGCCATGTAGAACATCACGCGATATTTAGGCCCGCAGTCCTTGCCGTTTAACATCGCGCGGCCAACAATGATCGATGCTTTATGACCTAGTGAATGGACGAGTTCTTGTACGTCACCCGCCAACGCCTCGGAGATTGAACAGAACTCAACTTGCCCGTCTGGGGCCACGTAGCCGTCGGTATCAACCAAGCCTTGCAGCAAACTTAACCGCTGCGCTTTGCTTGACCGCGCGTAGAGGGTCGGTATGCGCTTTGATCCCAACAGCCCCAGTGATCTCAACCGCCCCTGTAATGTTTCAGCCTGAGTTGCGCCGTGCCTATAATGCGGACCCGGCCTGAAGTGCCGCGTAATGCCGCTCGCAGCGTATTCGTTGTAGCCGCCTTCGATCCTTGCAATTTCTTCGATCAGTTCGGCATCAGCCGAGCAAATGGACGCAGAATCCGTCCGGCCGTCGCCAAGCCAAACACCTAACACGTAAGGGTCAATCGCCAAATCACGTTCTGGCAGGTCCAAGGCACCCTGCGCCTCAATCATTGGTGCGCGATTGCTAGTGCGCTCCGCAAGTTGCTTTGTCGTTTTGATCTTGAACGCAGGCCGCTTACGGCACAAGCGAACAAGCCACTCGTGTTCCGCGTCGGCAAGTATCTCGTCCCCGTCATCCGTTAGAACGCGATACACTGGACGGTGACGCCACACCTCACTGACCGCCACCACATTGCACGGCAATCCCCTATCGCTGAACACCGCATCACCGGGCCTCAGATCACCCATGCGGGTCCAACCTGACGGCGTGGCGATCGGCGTGTCCAGCGCTAGGGCCTTCCCATGGCGAGGCGGCATGTTGATCATCAGCCGATCGATCTCGCCGCGCTCCACCGCTTCGAGTTTATCCGCGATCAGCTTGTGGTGTTCCGCCGGGACATACTGAGGAAACGTGTGCTCAGTGAACTGGATTAGGCCCCGTTTCGCCTTCTTCCGTTTCAGCAGTTCTGCTGCTACCTGCTCGGAGGATAGCTTCGAGTTCGGCTTCGCTGTATTGGCCAATTTCGCGTTTGTCATCCAGTGTTACGGCCGTCGCCTGCAGCCTAGGATGCATGTAAGGCGCGGCGTGAACAGCCGCTTGCATCGCCTCTGTGATATTGTTTTCAGCCCATGCTTTACGCATCGTCGTTATCATCACGTCGAGCGGTGAGATGCCATCGGCTGCGGCGCGGGCGTACATCTCCTGGCGATACATAGTCGCCTGAGTGATGCCGCCCTTCTTGCGTCCAGCGCCTTTTCTTGCCCCACCTTTAGCCATTTGATTTATTTGATTTCCTTTGAATTCCTATGAAAGCGTTTCAGATAATCAAAGACACACTGTTGTACGTCAAACTTCCATACGTGAGACGCCTAGCCTAACGACAACCGGCGAATATCGTACCAAGTCATCGCTTACAATGAGCTGTGCTCCGATCAGATCTTCAGGGATATCCGCCGGCGTCAAACCGAGATTACGAAAATAGCTGACGTTGATGGGGGCTATGGGTCTGGGGCCGTCCATCATGGCGATTGTAGCGAGTTGTGCCCTGATCCCAGAGATGAACTGTTCTACTCTCGCGCGACGGGCTTCTTCTTTAGCTCGGCGGTCTTCTTCTTTCTTGCGCTCCAGCTTTTTAATCCTGCTGGTTATCTCGGCTAGCACGCTGCGGTTGGCGCGGTTTTCCTTCGCTATTTCGTATAACCTCGGGAACTTGACGCTATCAGCCTCATAATACAGCTCCGACAATCTCATACGCCACACCATCGTGGCATGCTCTGATTTGATGGCGCCGAGGTTGACGGGATTTGACAACCATTTATTAGTGAGCGCGTGCACTTTGGCTTTAGCGAGGCCGATCTCTTCGGCGATCGTTGCCCGGCTCTTTTTGTTAATCAGCCACTCCACCAGCATCGGATAGACGTCAGGCTGCTCGGGCAGGGGGACGTTGTGCCGTTTGAGTTGCGCGCGGAGGAGACCGACCTCGGATCGCAGCCTAGTTATTTCGGCGGTGAGATTTGAAAGATCTTTATTGTTCATGTGCGGCCCTAACGCTACTTTGTTGCACGTGAAACGCCGTTAGGCCATGTCGATAGACCAGGATGGGACCGCTTTGGATAGCGGGGCACCCACCGGCCTATCTTTTGTCGTAATAAATATCTGACGGTGACTCGGCTAGTACTACGTACCCGCTACGAGACACGTAAACGCCAAAGTTATCAATCCTATCCGCGCCGTCGCAATGGATGTGGACTTCAAACTCCGGGTTCAACACCTGCAGCTTTTTGATCAATTCAGCTACCGTCATCACGCGCTCTTTCGTTGAGCCTGCTGTACTGCCTTGGCCCAGGATAGATCATCAACCGCGGCGGCGGAAGGCTTACGGAACTGAGGCCGCACGATCTCGGCGGAATGCTGTGCTGGGGCTTCCGGATCGATGCCGTACGCAATGAAATTGATCAGGCCAGATAGAACCATGAACAGCGTGAACAGAGCTGATACGCTGACGAACGTCCAGTATTCCTGTTCTGCTGACGGTGTCACGGCGAAATTCGCAGCCGATGCGATGATGCGGGTTTGCGATCCGACGTCGCTCTGCCCGAGGTCAGCGGTTGCTGCGCGGCTCTTGAGGTCGCGCAGCTCCTTGTCGAGAGATGCGCGGGCCTGGGCTGACGCAAGTTCGCCTTTGAAGCCGTTGTAGCGCTTGCATGAATTGCCATAATTGCCGACGCTGGAACATGCGACAGTTCCGGCGAACCATGCGCGGCTCTCAATGTTAGCCATATCCGCGCTGATCGCCGCGGGAGCGCGGGTCGGCTTCATTGCAGCAAGGTCGGCTTCCTTTCGAATGATGTCGCTGCGGATGTCGGAGTTGGTCTCTATTGTGCGCTGCGCAACCTGCACTCCCGAGAACCGAGCCGCAGCGTTGAAACCAAATGCCCCAACCGCTTCCACTGCAATTCCGACGACGAGCAAAACGACTGCAGCATGCCCAATCGTGCGAGCACCCTGGCGATAGGCGTTGAAAGCAAACACGGGAGCGTAGCCGACGACGAATGATGCGAGAACACAAAAGCCCGCCAGCGTAAGAGCTTTGCCGACATGGCCCGAGCCTTGATCCCACCCGAATTGAGCAGCGGCGGCAGCCGCAAGGCACGTAGCGAGGAATCCTGCTCGCTTGGCCCATGGGATTATTTTATCGATTGATGCGGCATGCATGATTTTAACCTTTTAGCACGCGGCTGAGGACACACGGCCAGGTTAGTGGCGTCAACGCAAAGCGGACGGCCCTGATGTGGACCGCCCTTGTGCTTTGGGCGCATTTCTGGATTGTGTGGCTCAACGATTTTTGTCGGAGCCAGGGCCGCTACGCTGAAATTTGGCGGTCATCCTGATTGCGGTTATGCCTTACTTTTGCCGCATCGTCAACCCGGTCTGAGCTGGGTGTAGTGGATAGATTGGCTATGCCTCTTTCCGCACATGTCGTACTCGACGCAACAAAAACGGCCGCTGGTGCTAGTAACCATCACGGCGGTCTCCCCCCGGAATGCAGGCTGGCCGGCGCGGTAGGGGTTTTGATCGGTATCAGCGCGGCGCTGGGGGCGGCCAATGTACAGATTAGCAAGTTCCGCCTTGCTGGCGCTGCCGATCGATGACTTGACGTGCTTCGCAAAAGCGATGGTGCAGGCCCGATCCGAAAACACGTAGCCCGGCGCGGTGGCGCGCGGTTGGCGCGTGAACGGGTTGCGCTTGGTTGACCTGTCGCGGGCCACGTAGGCGCGAGCGCCGGCTTCACGAAGCTCCTGAGCGGCTTTGTGCTCGAGGTTGGGGGCTGTACGGTAGACAACGGCTCGATTGGACATTGATGTTCCCTCATCAGAGACGCGCATTAAATTTTGACTTTGTACGTTGTGGGTATTTCCGCTTGACCCATCACAGGATGGGGCGACACCAACACCACTTTTCCTTCTGGCAGTCGCCGAACGTGGCCCCGTCTCCAGTGCGGTCTAGGGCTAGCGTGAGTTCCCCCGAATGCGTGGTGTTCCTGTTTCTTGATTTTGATCGTTACCACATCCGAAATCGGCGGCTTTCCTTTTTTGATACGTGCCGCATTCAGCTTGGCCGGTGCGGGTTCGGTCGTCACCACCGCGGTTTTCAGCGACATCAAACCGATACAGGACATAAATTTGACGCCGATCCGAGTTGCGGCTTCGTCAACCTCCTCGTTCGTGTCGTCGTCCCATATCTCGTGCGGCAATCGCACACTCCATGACATATTGCCCTCGTCACTGATCGACATCGAGACTAGGGGCGACACTGTAATTCCCATGTGGTCGGCATCCTGCTTCTCACATCCGATACCAACAACTATTATAGATCCTCCATGCGTCATAGCCAGCATGCCTTGCCTCCGATAGGCCTCTGTTATTGCAAACAGCTTGCCGGTAAAAAAACAGATTGGGCCGGGCATCGGCAATAAAACGCCCTTCATCACACATTGCACCGCCCATTCATTTGCGGCTATTTCAGTCGGCCCGTGCTCGTCGACATCCATAATAACCGTGATGCTTTGCTCCAACGCCGGACGAATGACTTGCGCCGTACCCGGACTCTTTGTCGCCGCTGGGTTGGCTGGCAACATTGCAAGAATGTCTTCTCGAAGCCCCACAACTACACCTCATCTAAAACGCGCACGCGGTAGGCGGTCAGTCGGCGTAAACCTCTGACCATAGGCGGTGCTCGGGGCCGTCACTTGGGTAGTCGTCGATGATCTTTGTCATACCCGCTGACAAATTGGGCCACGCAGCTTGAATGATTGTTTTGTGGCCACAGACACGGACTGTCATAGCCCCAGGCGCGATCCCGATCAGCATCACGCCTTCTGTTTTATCACTCAAGATCTCGTCGAGCTTGTCGTGGAGTTCGTCAATCGTCATGTCGTCACTCCCTTCCATTTCTTGCGGTTTTTCGATGCGTACTGCTGGTTCAGCGTTCGACCCGGGGGCTTGCGCTTCGGTTTGACCAGCATCTTGCCCATCTGGTCTGCAATCGCATCAAAGCTCCCGCCGATCGGAATTCCCTTCAGCACTTTCGTCGGTTTCTTGGCCATCGCGTCCTCTATGAGCTGGTAGAACAGAACTTCGGTCTGTCCCATCAGGCTACCCTCCGTAGCTTTGCAGTGATTTCAGCACGTGCTATCCGCCTAAGCTCAGCAGCGCGACCATTGACCGGGTTTGATTGCTGCAGCGCCTTCAACGCGATCGTGAGAAGCAAAGCGTTGTCGATGTCAGGTTCGGGTTTGATGTTCAGTAGGTAGTCCATGCCGGAGCGGTGGGGGTTCATGGGCTCATTCCTTCTGCTTCAAGGATGGCACGGCCGATAAGCTCGGGGATCTTTGGAACGAGCGAGTTTCCGAGCGCCTTAACTCTGTCCACCCGATCGGAACATTCATCATCCACTCCAAGAAGCGCGGGTTCACTCGGCCAGACTGATTGCTTGCCAGCCCGCTCAACGCTTCGTTGAGCGGGCGTGCGTTCTTCTGGTGTGTTTCTTCCGATGCTTTGCCCGAACGCCAGTCGCGCGCCGTAGGGGTCGGCAGCGTTCCGGCGTGCTTCGTCTCGTACCCGCGCAAAACTGTCAGGAGGTCGCCGCGTCCGCCTCGATCCGCATCCGAGGCTCGCGGTGTCGGGAGTTTCGCCGCCGCTGCAAAGTTGCGATGCCGAGCCCACTTCTGCATCGACGGACACGCCATGTTGTCCTTGGTCGTTGGCGTTGGCAGCATCGACACTGGCGTTCGGTTCAATACCGTCACCAGTTTGCGCCCCGTCTTGCCTTCCGGTTCCGGGCCGCCCGTGCTCGCCGTGGGCGTGGGCAACAATCCAAACCCTGTCCCGCTCATGGGGAGCGCCGACGACTTCCGCAGGTACGCAATCCCACTCAAGATCATACCCGATCTCGGCCATGTCCCCGAGAACGGTTCCCATCCCTCGATTAAGCAGCGCTGCCACGTTCTCCACGATCGCGTGCTTAGGTCGTACCACGCGAATGGCTCGCACCAGTTCCCGGTACAGTCCTGAACGCTCGCCGGACAGTCCGGCGCGCAAGCCAGCGTCACTGAGGTCTTGACAGGGAAAGCCTCCGACAACGACATCAGCCATTCCCTCGGTAAATTCTGCCGTGGTCACGTCTTCAAGGTTCGGAATGCCAGGCCAGTGCTGGGCGAACACGGCGGCCGGAAACGGTTCGTTTTCGCAGAATGCCACCGTCTGGAAACCGCCAGTTCGATCGAGCCCGAGGCTCATGCATCCGATGCCGCTGAACAGGTCGAGCACGCGGAGCTTGTTCATTCCGCTGCCTCCCGCATTGCTCTGCCTTCGATCTCTTCAAGGTGCATCAGCAGGTCAGTCTGAGCGCTTTCGTGTGCTGCCCACTTCTTCGCGTCCATGCGGGCAACTGAAATCGCCTTGCGCATCGCAGCCGGGTTGAAGCCCACCGACTTGGCCACGTCGAAGCTGTTGCGGATGTCCTCGGCAATCTCGTCTCGTTGATCCATCAGGCGCATAATGTGCTCGGCGCGGGAGCGTAGGTCGCTGTTTTTCATGGCGGGGTTTCCTCGTGCAGCCAGACGAGCACAACAGCATCGCCCTCGGTTCCCCAGAACGTCCAGCCCTTGGCGATGTAGTCCTTGGCCATGTCGAAGGGCACCCGCTTGTGCCAGTAACGTTCGTAGGTCATAGATTGGCCCTCTTTTTTAGAGCGGTCTGTGCGAAAGCTAAACGCTCAGCGGTTTCACGGTTCAATCCCTCGCAATATTCGAGGAAGGCGGCGCGCTCTTCGTACCAGTCGCGCAAATCGGGATTGAATACGTCGGGGTTCACGCCGATCCCCCCGATCGTGTCTTGAACTTGAAGGCCAGCGAAAAGAATTTCGAGCCCGTCTTGGCTTCCTTGACCCATCCTTTCACCCATCCGGTGGCAGGTGCGTTGCAATTCGGGCAAAGCGTTTTGAACTCGCCTTCATACTGAGGATGCTTATCTGATTTGATGTCCTCGTCCGAAATGCGAAACAAGTTTCCAGAGTTATCTTTCTGCTCGTATTTTCCGCTCATGATGCGTTGTCCCCCATAATGTCGTAACCAACCCGGCCGACGTGGAATTGATTTAGCCGCTCGTCAAGATGAAGCTCGGCCAGCGTCGGTTTGCCCATGCTTTCGTGATCTTTCAGCTTGTCGAGGTGCAATATTGTCGGGCCGGCGAGGTTGCGCCAGAGGCAGACGCCGATATCGGCCTTGTTGCCCCAATGGGCGGTATCAGCGCCGTCGTTCAGCGTCAGCAACCCATTCTTGGCCAGCCGCTTCTCGACGCCATCTTTGGGCGGATGGGCGCAGACGATCATCAGCAGGTTGTAATCGTCGGCCAGCGCCTTCAGCGCCATGATGAACCGGCCCATGTAGTCGGTTTTGCTTTCGCCGCGAGGAACGACGTGATCGATTTCGTTCACGGGATCGATGCACACAACGCGGACCCCGTAGACCTTCACCGCGAACTCGATACGGTTGATGAGCTGCGCTTGATCGAGCACGCCGCCACGCTTCCGACGTAGGAACCGCGCGCACTTGTCCATTTCCAAATCAGCCAACGCGATATCGTGGTCGGTCCAGTGATGCGAAGGCTTGTTGATGAGGTTCCGGCGAATGTCGCGCTGGTACCGCGGCTTGATCTTTTCTTCAAAGCTAGTCAGCAGGAATTTCCAGCCGTGCAGCCGCCATAGGTTGACGAGCAACTGCCGCAGGAAAACGCTCTTGCCAGAACCGTACGGGCCAATGACCGGCATGAACGCCGGCGTGACGATGCGCCAGCCGTGATCGTCAAGCGCTCCAAACCCCGTTTTATATGTCTCGACGGGGCCTTGGTCGGGAACGTCCGACATAACGCAAATCTCGTCAGTCCACATCAGCCGCGCGGTGCCGATAGCGGTGCTGATCGTGTCGGGGTTCGCGTCGACCGGAAACCAGTTCCAGCGGCAGCGAGTATCCCCGAGTATCATTGCGATTGCATCGCGGGTTTCTTCCATGCCCTCGGGGATGAGAATGACGAACCCCTCCCAGCAATCGACGTAGGGGTACACGTGGCCCTGGCTGTCGACGAGCTGGGTCTGGTGGGCAACGTCGCGAACGGACGGCCAGCCGGAATCCATGACGATTCTTGCGGATTCCTCGCCGATTACGAGAACGAGGTTTCCGGCGATGGTGGTGCTGTCGAGCATGGTCAGCCCCACCGGCTGAGCTTGACGGGCTTCGGGGCGGCCTTGGCTGCAGCGTTGGCCGATGCGGCGGCTTGATAGCGTTCGTCCCTGTCGAGCTTCTCAGCAACCTTGCGGGCGAGACGCATCTCGACATCTGCGCCAAGGGGTTTACGGCTGCCGGTGTTGATCTCGCCGGCAATCTCGATCAGCGCCAGATCGAGGCGGGCGGGACTGCCAAACTTCTCCAGCCAGCGCAGATGCGTGCCGTTGACGAGTTGGATGCATCCGGCTTCTGTGCGGATCACGCCATGGTTTTCGTCAACTGGCGCGAAAGCTTGGTTCCAGTTCGCAACCGGTTTGACGTTGCTCGGCGTGTCGGCCGTCTGAGCCCCCCGTGGGGGTTTGGGGGTTTCTTTCTTTGGCTTTAGGCTATTGGCTTTAGGCTCTATAAGAGGCCCATTGAATTTATTGGCCGATTTGAAAAACACCCCATGGGTATCTAGGGGGGTATCTAGGGGGGTATCTAGGGGGGTATCTGGGGGGGTATACCCTATGGTATCCGAGCGGGTGTCCCGTTCTGGTGCCGAATGAGCTGGTCCGTTGAGCGCCCCTTCCTGATCGGCGGCAGGGCTCGAACCGATGGCCGCCGCAAGCTCGCGCTCTGCTCTTGCGACGGTGTATCCGTCAGCGCATCTTGAGACCTTGCCAAGCTCGACAAGCTGATCTCTAATTTTCCGGTAGGCATTTGTGTGGGCCCCCATAAATTTCGCGGCGGCGCAGTCGTCGAGCGGTAAGCGGCGGTTTGTTTCGTATATGAACGCGCACACGCGGACGTACAGGCCCTCTTGTTCCAATGACAGCCCGAGACAGCCCGAGCGCCAGTCGGATGGGTAAAAGCGGACGAACCGCGCACCTTTAGCCTTGATTTTTACGTCTATTTTCATTAGTGTGTGCCTCGTTGTTGGTTTTTACCCCCGCGGCCCTGGCAGGCTTGGCGGGGGTCTTTTTTCAGTCGCGCAGGCATTTGAACTGCGGCATGCTCGGCACCGTCCGGCCCCGATTGAGCCAATGCTGCCGAGTAGCGCTGGCCGACATCTGCTCAGACCGCCTCGCTTTTGATTTGCGCAGCCCGATCCGGCCTCCAAGCTGCTGTTTGGACTGGATTTCCGGGGGCTCGACGACGTAAGCCTCTAAATCATCTAGCTCGCTCATGACGGCCCCATCTGCTCAAACGCCGGCGACGAAAAAAGCGTGAAATCGTTGCCTCGCCGGACGTACCCACACCCGTTGAGCGCCATGGCCAGCACCTCCGCCAAAGTGCAGTCCTGGAGCCGATGGCATCCCAAAATGATGTTAAATATTTCGCGCTTGACTGTGGCAGACTTGTCGCGCGGCGCGTCGTCAGCTATAATGCATCCCATGTTGGCCACCTCCATGGCGCGTACGACGTTGGAGCATGCTCCACGAGCTGTCTCCTAAAGCGCCGGTGGTGAGAGCAACCTCGCCATCGGCGCAATCGTTTCTGGGCTCCAGTGGGGCCGACCAAATAGGCCAGCCGGCCCCGTCTGGAGGGCACCAGATGCTCACGAGGAGCGGGATGCGCACGCGTAGGCATGCGCACGCCGATCCAGGCGGGCAGCTACTCAGACGCAACGATACGGGGACGCTTTGACTGACACCGACCGGGGAGGTCGGGCTACTTCACGCGACGACGCGATGCCCGCCGTTTCCCCCGCGGGATTTCAAAGGGCGTCGGGCAAAAACGTCCGGCCGGATCTTCTCGGCAGGAACGCCGGTCAGTTCCGCGATCAACATGACCCAGTGAGCCGGGACGCGCTCCCACTTTGCCACGGCTTGACGGCTCGTGCCAATGCGGTTTGCGAGAGACCTCGGGCCGCCCGCTGTCAGAATCAGTGCTTTCGTGGCTTTTTTGTCCATGGCTGTGATTCGTAGCACATGCCGTTACGAGTTGCAACGGCGTGTTGCGTATTAAATAGTTATCCACAGTGTGCTCGGGATTGCAACTGGCTGTTGACAGCAACGAACCGTTGCATGTAGGTTACGTTTATCACCGCCGCAGACGGCCAATGAACGGCCGCCCAGCACGCGGAACGCCTCGCCGGCGGAAAGCTCTGGGCGCGGCGGTGATGCTCAACAGAGGGAGAGGCACAATGGCAAAAACAGACGAGATGACAGACACTCAAATTGCTAATGGCGTCGCCACGTTCGTCGAATGCGAGAAATGCGACGGTAGGGGCGACTACGAAACGCCACATCCTATGTGGGGATCGCCATCGTGCCCCGAGGCCTACGTCAACGTCAAATGCTCGGAGTGTGACGGATCAGGAGTTGTCGAGATCGAGCTGGAGGACGCCTCATGAGTTACGTGTGCGACTGGTCTCTCGAGCTGCCTGTAACCGTCGGCGGCCGTGTCGTCGGATACTGCCCTGACGTAGATTGCATTCTGTCGCTCGACGAGCGCGGCGATCTATACAAGGTTGGTTTTCGCGAATTCGCCCGGCCGACCGATGCCCTGATCTGGATGCACTCGGGAGCAGTGTTTTGCATCGCTCAATCGGCGCTGGAAAGCAACCGCGATCAAATCATGGAACTCTGCGAGATCGCAAGCGATGTGCG